GTAAGCCATTATTAACTAGAAACAATAATAAACTCTAGGTCACACGCTAACGTATCTGCTTTTGCTGAAACAGTAACACAATCTTCTAACGTCCCTTGCGTTGTTGAATTAACAGCGTCCATTTGGTTGTTCATACAAACATAACTCTCTCCTGCTTGTAATTTAATAGAATAGTTTTCTGCTCCTGTTTTAAATGTTAGTTGAATGTAATTTGTATCATCTAAATTTGTGAACCTCATATAACTAACACTATCTCCAATCACAGTTCCCCTGCTGTCTGCCGTATTCATATCTACCACCCCTGTTTCAGCTGTTCTAATATTCATTGTTCTGCTATACGCTTCTCCTTGCGTTGTTACGGTGTGTGTTATTGAGTTTCCGTATGTATTACCATTCAAGGTAATTGCTTCTGTTATTGTACTCGTTAGAGTCGTTGCTGTTACTGTACTTGCCATATCTTTTTATTTTTAATTTTCTATATCTTCTTTTATGATTTCTTCCTCTACCTGTTCCACATCCTTTCCTTCTTTTAATTTATGTTGCCATAACGCTTCAGTTATGTTTGGTAACTTATCGTAACCCTCTTTTGCTTCATATCCTAATGCCTCTCTCAATTCATTGATTTCAAGCACGTTATCTATCTTAATGTCCGCCATAAAACTAATTGGTGGTTCGTACTTAATTTCTAAATCAGTAACATCAAAACCATTATCATTTAATACTGATTTTATTGGATTGAATAATAAATCTTTTGTCATTGTGATAACTGTTGCCATTACCATTTCGTAAGCAATACGAATTTCATTTCCTTGTGAACTCATCTTACCGCTACTAACCACACCGCTTAGACTTGGTTGCCACCTGTGAGCAGTAATTATATTTTGATTGGTAATATTTTGTAAGTCCATAAACGAACCGTCTTGGTTGTCGTCAATAGTTGTAACAGTCGCAGGACTTGTATCTCCATTTTTTACTAAGAATAAAATCTTACCATTGTTCCCTTCTCCTGTAAATTTACTTCTTGCTTCTTCTACAAATGCTTCTGCTTCTTCATCACTCATATCTCCATTGATTTCAACTATTGAACTCGGTTGAAAATGTTGTTTGAACTTTGTATTGTTCCAACGACCGATTTCATAATTAACAGATATATCTTCTAATGCTGCAATATAATCCGGTAAACCATAATAGTCAAATTCAGGTTCATAATCTTTAATATGAATAACACTTCTTTGATTTCCTCCCTCTCGGATAAAACTTGGATAGAAGGGTATAACTACTGCTTCATCTTTGCGTTGCTTATATTCCTCCCAGTGCGGATGTACGATAACGTTCTCTTTATCTTTTGCAATACGAACTTTAGTTGCATCAATATGATAGATATTAACTCCTCCATCATAAGTTACAATTTCATAATACGCATTTCCGAACGTGTAGTAATCGTCAATAATCTTACGCCACACGGACATAAAATTGTCTCCATTAACATCAGTGCTTGTTAAGTATTGTAGCAACGGTTCATTCTCCGTTAGAAACCCATTCCCAACTGTGTAAATTACCTTCTGAGAAAGTATTGAACGGTGTGTTGCCGATTTACGTTTTAGGTCTGCTAAATGATTAGGAAAATCGTTGTCATCATTCTCTCCAAAAGGAATATAATCAAACTGTAACTTCTCTAAGTTTTTTTCTTCAAATACGTTACGTTGAGTTGTTAAGTTTAAGACATCAAAAGCGACAATCCCGTTAGCACGGTTTGTTTTATTTGTCGTCTTTCTTTTCACTTTTTGTTTTTATAAATTCAACTCTATCAACTTGAGGGTGTGCGTTATCATATAACAGTTTTAACATTGCTTGTGAAATATTTTTTACAGGAATTTTATCTCCTTTAAAATTTAATCTTGTGTTCTCTGCAACACTGTCCAATAATTTGTACGTGTACTTTGCCATATCTATTTTTATTTTAGTTTTTAATTCTTGGTTTAACCTAATTAGTTTGTTCCTTTTTTCTACCGCTTCACTTCCGTTACAATTACATCCCATTTGCAATGATACATCTTTTTATTTAAAAAAAGGGTTGAGTTAGTAATAAACTTCCCCAACCCCTTTTTAAAAAGTGTAAATTATGCCTAAGTTATTGAGTAACCTAATGCTGCTGCTATTGGTCCATTTGTATCTATTACAATACCTGCACCACTTGGTAAGTACTCTCTAGGATATTCTGCCATAAACCCTTTCAGTTTCACAACTGTTTCGTTAGGGTCTTGTAATCCTGTTCCACTATTTTGTTCTCCACTTACAAACTCTAGGAATGCGTCCGGTGAAAACACCTCATCATATCCTAGAACAAAGTGATATGTTACGGGTACACCCGCTCCATCATCTGCATACGTTTCTACGATTGCAAATAGACCACACGTTTCTTTTAACTCCTCTAATCTTGCGTTAACTTCTTCAGTAATTTTTGGAACACTGAAACCTAACTCTACCTCAACAATTGTTGAACCGTTTTCACGTGTTGCATTTGCTGTGAAGTAAGCTGTTTCTCTGTCGAATTGAAACTTCCAAATATTTAACCCTGTTCCACCTGTTCCTGTTAAACCCGCTAATGAAGAATAATTGTGTGGAGTACCCGGAGTTGAGCCACTTACGTTAGCCACCTCTCCAAGATAAATTGTTTTAATACCACCTCTTCGGTTTCTGTCCTCACAAAGAATAGTATGCCCTGCTGTTAAAACTCCCATATTATTTTATTTTTATTAAATTATTAAATTGATTATGCTCCACTGTTTGCAGTAACTGTTAACTCATTATTCTTGTAGTTAGCACCGATAACATATTCAAATCTAAATCTGTTAACTTTAAGGTCTTTGTTGTACCACATATCAGCACCACTTACCGAGTCATAATCTGTTGCAATAACAAGATTGTTTTTAACTGTTAACACGCAAAGGTGTGCGTCGTAATCATTACCTACCGAAGTATCTAATGCCGGTGGAGTAACTGTTGAAGCGTTACCACCATCTGCTGCAATTACACTATCCCATAATCCCATTTCTACAATTGGAATTCCTTGGTAAGATAAATTGTTAGTTCCGTCTGTCATTGATACGTACGCTAACTCTTGTCCTCCTGCTGCTAATGTAGTTCTGTAATTGTCACAAAGTGAACGTGAAGCAAAGAATACTAAGTCTGCTCTGTTCTCCATTCCTTCAGATGGCATTGCATCAATTTGTGCTTGGAAAGTATCTTTTGCACTGTCTGTTACCAATGTTGAAACGATTGATAATTTTTGTCCTGCCGGTAACCCTGTTAACTGTTGTAACAATCCATCGTAACCATCATAATCTGCTGATGTTGATGAAGTGTGTCCAAACCATATTTGTCTTTCTAAATCTCTCTTAACACCTCTTAGGAATATATCAGAAACAATTCCTTGTATCTTCGTTCCACTGATGTCGTCTTTGTTGTTTCCTGTTCTTAGTAACTCAGCTTTGATTGAGTTCCAAAAAGCACCACCTGCTTGTTCTACTTCTGCTTCCATTCTTGCAACTGCAATACTTCTTTGTGTCATTGTAACTCCTGTTTGACCGGAGAACCCACTTGCTTCTGCAATTGTGATTTTGTCTAACGTTGAGAACTTGTCTAGTTTTTGACTAGATTTCACTCCTGTCATTATCTCAAAGTAATCCAATGCAGAGTTCCCTACAAATAGAGGTTGCATAAAATACTTTTGAGCATCTTCTTTCGAGTAAGACAGTCCGTGCGTAATTAAATTTGCCATTTCTTTTTCTTTTTATTATTAAATTATTTATTCTTAATTCTTAAACATTTCAGATGCTTTGTCCCACCCGTCTGTTTGATTTTTATTCCCTCTTAAATTTAACGAAGGGTCTTTATCTGCAACAACTTTATCCGAAGATGGTGTTGCGTTAAGTTTATTCAACTCTATCTCTTTCTCTGAAAGTTGTTTTTCTAACATTTCAATTGTTGCTTCGTGTGTTGCTACAACTGATAACGTGTCTACTAACTCGTCGTTGATTGCAACCACTTCGCTTAACTTTTCAGATAAACTAACAATCTCATTCTTAACTGCTTTATCGTCTAAAATTCTAACTCCTTTTGGAGTGTTGTCTTTTACACCTGTAATCTTGTTCTTAAGATTTGTAAGCATTGATAAGATATCGTCCATAACGTTTGGGTTTTGTTTTTTAGTAAAGTCAACAACCCAACTTGGAGCGTTAGAGAACACTGTTTTGTTTACTGCTGCAACTTTAATTGCTTCTCCAACATTTGTAATTAACCCAACTTCTAATGCTTCGTTTGCAGTTAACCAAGTTTCAGCATCCATCATATTGATAATATCATCTTCTGACATTCCTGTTTTAGAAGAATAAATTCCAACCATTTGGTCTTTGATTTTATCTAATAACTCTGCTTTCTTTGTTAAGTCTTTTGACTCTCCCTGTATTCCAACACTTGGGTTATGTATCATAATCAAAGAATTCTCACTTGCTGAAATTGTATCTCCCGCTAACATTACAATTGAAGCCATTGACGCTGCCAATCCTTCAACCTCAACATTGATACTTCCGTTATGTTTTTTAAGAGAATTGTAAATTGCAATTCCTTCAAACACATCTCCACCTGCTGAGTTAATTCTTAAATTTATATTTGTATTATTTCCTGCTTTAGATAATTCGTTTACAATTTGTTTAGCAGTAATTCCACCACCACCAATCATATCATATATAAAAACATCTTTTGTATCTTCAACTACTTCTTTCTCCTCTTCTTCTTCGGGTTGATTTTCGTCCCAACTTACAGAACACATTTCATTATCGTATTCATCAGTAACACATCTTTCCATAAAGGTTTCTTTATCTTCTCCTTCCTCCGGTACTGCTATTTCACTTGTTGGTGTTTCCTCAACTTCTGCTTCTTCTACTTCTTCCTGTGGGTTTGCTTCGTTGAATTGTAAAGTACAATATTCCTCTCTTTCTCCTTCGTCAGAATATTCTGTTACTGTTCCATCATCAGACATACATCTGTC